TTAGTAGACCCTCCTTGTGCGAGCCACCAGCGGAGAGCCGCTGGTCAGTGATTTCTGAGCCTCATCATTGAGCGACTGAACTCGCCCAGAGTAGAAAGAACCAAAAACAGTGATGCGCTGATCGTCCAGCAGAAACGGCGCAGCATGCGTCAGCGCACCATAGAGGTAGACGTCAGGCGCTTTGGTCAACAGCCAGTTGGTCGTGTTGTTATTAGAGAGCGCCGGGATTTTCCCGTAATAAATCATCTCGATCTCGACGTTATCAGTCGGACCAGGCACTAGCTCTATCGCCCCGTTCATCAACGAGTAAGCCATGACGCGGTCATAGCGCCGCTCTTTCACGATGATATCGGCCTCATCAAGCGTCACAAAACGCAAGGGGCTCATACCATCGACAATCTGTAAATTGATTGCTTCGAGCCAGTCGCTAGGCAGCTGCACGAACTCGGCATTGCTGATAGCCTCAGCGCGAATAATCTGCTCGCGACAGCGCAGCCGCGTGTTCAGATCCGCCTCGCAGAACTGGATAAACATGGGAATCTGAGACGTCAGATCTTGCCGGTTTAGATAATCTGCGATCGCACTTTGAAGCGTCGCATAATTGGTGATCGTCATGCGACGTTCCTCCACGTCTTGCCCGTCTGTATGTTCCAGACAGACCTGTAGTTGATGCCATACAAACGGCAATAATCTCTAGAGGAAAGCTCCCTCGAGCGAATGTGCCTTACAGCATCTTCGTTAATCTTTGCGGTGTTAGACGCTATACCTCGGGCCTGACGACCCTTGGATGTCATGTCGGCACTGTTATCCGCAGGCGTACCGACGAACAGGTGATCTGGATTAACACAGCTGGCGACATCGCACCTGTGGCAAACCAGCAGACCTTCGGGAATGTCGCAAACGAAGTGACGGTAAGAAACGCGGTGCGCTTTGACCGTTTTGCCATTGAGCCAGAAATGCGGATGACCGGAACGAGTTAATCCGCCATCCCAGAGCCAGCACCCGCTTGTTGGCTCTGGGACGACGAAGCTCATGAACCGATCAAGCTCTTGATGGTTCATTAGCTCTTCATCCAATGTGTTCGCCACGGCGCAGCTTCCTCGCTCGCCAGCCACTTCCGCATCGCAGCCTTGTCCCGAATAATCCCCTTCTGCTGTAGCTCTAGGTAGACCATCATCGGCAGGCTTGCGACCTTCACCATGTCGCCGCTCTTTTCCGTGCGGGACGTCTCGTTCATCTGGGCCTGATTATAGTCTGGCAGCTTGCCAAGCTCGCACGTCGTCTCAAAGATCAGCTTTTGATCCGGCGTTATATGGAGCTTCTGCAACGTACCTGTCAGGCTGTCATACGACAGGTTGAACGAAGCAGGCGCATATTCGTCAGCCATCTTACCTCCAAGACTTCATTGTGCGGATGTCAGATATCCGGCTTCGCGCAACACCATAACGGGCGGCAAGAACAGAGTTGGAGTCCGCCGAAGCGCGAATTTCGTGAATGTCAGCCCAAGTGAGTTTGTTCAGTTTGCTCTTTTCGCCGCGCCGGTCAGGCGAACGGCCTCGGGCGATTACGTCGAGAATGTTTTGGTTTTGCGTGCCGAAATAGAGGTGGTCTGGGTTAACACACACCTTCACGTCGCACTTATGCAGCGCATAAAGATCACCGGCCGGGGCTCCCGCCCGTTCACAGACATATCTGTGGACGCGGATACTCTTAGGCTTGCCGGTTGCTTCATCTCTAACAGTCAATTGCGGGTATCCACTCGAACCACACGCGCCCGCCCACAGCCAGCAGCCGCTATTCGGCTCCGGCAAGGTGTATTTCGCTATGCGCTCGTCCAAAGTCATTTGCGTTCCCTAAATAAACGGGGGGGGGCGCCTTTCGGCGCCCCCTTTATATCACGAAGGGATGAGGTTCGCGATAACAGCGTGCGCATTTTGGCTCTTGATGCGCAGACCGTATTCCACGACCATTTCCTTCTTGTCGCTGTCGCCAGTCTTGGCGATGTCGAAAGTACGGAACGGACGAAGATAGGCAACCGACGCGTACTCGGGATCGAGCACGAAGGCGAAATTGCCAGGTTGGAAGCGATTCGGAACAATCGCCACTTCTCCGAAGTCGCTGAGATATACATCAGCGGTTGCAATGATCGCTACCGGCTTCACCTGGTTGTAGGTAACGCGGTTCGGCGCGATACCGACGAACGAGGAGGCGACCGTCTTGTTGTAGGCGTTCACCATAAACAGCTTCGGATCGCCACCGTCTTCCCAGACCTGCTGGATAGCCGTCTTGAGCATGGCTTCCGTCAGCGCAACGTCGGTCGAGGTCGACAGGCCGGTCCAGGCGGTGCTGGGATAGCCATTGCCGTTCGCACCGGACATCGCGGACACGGTCGCCGCGTTGGCCTGGTAGTTATAAAGCAGCCAGGTCGGAAGGCCGGCAGTCTTACGCGCAGTGGAGTTATTGCCAGCCACGCCAGCTTGGTTGCTGGTGAGGATGGCTTCCATGTCGCGCTTGATTTCTTTCGCCTTCTTGGCCGTTTCATAGGCCATCAGCGTGCGCATGCCGGCAGTGTTCACAGCATCAGCAGTGCCCGATACTGAGACAACCTTGCGGCTGATCTGAGTGTAGTTAGCCACACGCACAGTCGCCGTGAAGTCAGCATCACCGGCGTCCGCCCCTTCGATGACCGCATTCGTGGTATCTGCTGAAGCGAGCGAGTCCGTCTGCCATTCGAAGTAGGTGTTGTCAGCCGTATCACGACCGATATTCGACATGAACGGGGTGTCGACCGGGCTGATGTCGTAGATGATGTTAGACAGGTCTTCGCGGATCGCGTTGACGTTGTCGTAGGTGGTAGCCTTTGAAACCGCAGTCATAGCGGGTTATCTCCTTTGATCGAGTAGACCGAATAGCCGAGCCGCATCATCGGTTCGGCCGCTTGCTTTGAGACGCTGTCTCATTCGCTGAACGTCGGTCGCCTGCTTAGGACTGGAAGCCGTCGATCCCGCCTTCATTGGCTTCGGGCTCTGAGCCTGGTTTGGCTTAGGCCGATTCGCAATGAGAGCGTCGTAGCGACGCGCCTTCTCAAGCACTAGGATCGCTCGCGGATCGTATGCCTGCGACAATTCATCAGGGCTGTAGCCGATCTTTTGGCCGTAGTCCTTCAGCTGATTGCGCGCCGCATTCCACTTCGCCTGATCCTTCCACTCTGGCATCTTCTCAAGCAGAAACTGACGCCCCTGCTCTACATGCTGCCGGAGGGCTTGTGCCTCCTGATGAGAAGAAATTGCGGCCAGACGTTCCTGTTCGGCTCTCGTCGCGGCCAGGCGCTCACGATAGTCGCGCCATTGCTTCTCAACTAAGGGGAAATTGAGAGGATCCTCTCGATGCAGTCTCTCCCAGTCGGGCTCTTGCGGCTGCATCTGCTCGAGCTGCTGCCTCAAAGCCCCCAGGAGCTGACCGTATTGAGCCCGCTCCACTTCCACCTGCTGGCGATCCGTTTCGAATGCAACGGCATCATCTCTGAGCCTCTGCATCTTCCGCGAATAATCGGACTGCCTCTGGTAGCCGTCCAAGGCTTCCCTCAGCGAGACCTGCTGCATCTTGCCGTCGATCTTGACGGTGACTAGCGTGTCAGGCTTCAGACCGCCATCGGCCTCACCTTCAGAGCCCTCGACATCCCCGACTGTCTCACCTTCAGATGACGCGGAATAATCCGCTGCCCCGTCATCCCCCAGCAAAGTCTCGTCAACCAGATCTGCCGACGCCTCAGTCTCCTCGACTGCGGCAGAAGCCTCATTCCGTCTTGCGGCCCTGGGTTCGGGGTTTCCCCCTCCCAAAACTGCCGTAATCCGGCTCGCTGCTTCTGATAAACCGATTTCGCTTGGCTGCGACTGCTCGGCCATAAATCATTACTCCTTGTGCTACGCCTTTTTCAAGCGTCGATTGAACTGCGCCACGGTTGGCTCAAAGGCCAAGGCCTCGAGCTCCTGTCTGAACGCAGCTATGGCTCGCACCATGTGGTACGCGTCATCTCTTTTTGCGGCATCCTCGGGCGTCGAGCCCATCCACTCGGACACATACCGAGCCTCAAGGATCTTCAACACCTCACGCGCCGCCTGGTCCTTGTGCAATGCCGCGGCGGCTTGCCACAGCTGCTCTTGCTCAAAAGTCGCCATCACATCATCCCTTCGGGCGGTGTCATGGGCATGCCCATAGGCGCAGGAGCCTCCGGCATCTGCTGTGGCAGAGGCACCTGCGCGGTGCGGAACATGGCCTGGATCTCAGCACGCTGCCGATCGACTTCAGCCTTGATCAAGGCCATGTCGACCTGCGTGCCGTACTTAGCCTGAATCTCTGCTGCCTTCAGCACCGCTTCGACGTACAGCTTGTCGCGCTCAAGATCAGCCTGCGCCGCTGCCTTCTGGCGCTCGAGCTCTTGCTTGGCCGCATTGATCAGGATGTCCGCCTTTGTCTTCTCAGCCTCGACCTGCGCCAGCAGCTGGGCAGGGTCTGGCTTATTAGCCCCCATCTGCATCTGCTGCATAAAGGCCTGGACCTCCTGCGGATTGATCTCTTTCCAGAACTGGCTTGGGTCTTGGAAGCCAGCTAGTTGCGTTGCCTGCGCAAGAGATTGGCGCAATTGAGCCAGGTCGACGAGGGGATTGTACGGCCCATAGGTCTGAATGACCTCTTTCTGCTGGCCGATGATCTGAGCCAGAGCTCCCATACGCTGCTCGTCCGAGCCGCGACCCAGAGCGATATTCACAACCATATCCATCGAGGCGTCCCAGCCGCGCGGGTCGATCGGAACGAACTTATTGCGCAGCCTGATGATCTTGGCCTTGTCCTGGTGCTGAATGACCAGGGCTAGAAGCCCTTGGAAGCACCGCTTGAGACCGTCGGCGAAGAGCCGCGCAATCATCTCTATGCGCTCCTGGGAGCTCGACAGCTGGGCCTGAACGGCCGCGCGGGTAGTGGACTGCAACACGTCAGCATCAAGGCCCTGGGAGGCCCTAGAAATGCCCGTGCGCTGGGTCTTCACCTCATCGAGGTAGGCCATGACGCCCAAAGCCTGCTGTCCCACAAACGGCGTCGCTAAGGGCGCCACCATGCCAGGCGCCCGCGCGCGGATGATCGCACCCGTCTCGACGTTCATCACGTCGGCCATATTCACTTGGTTCTCGACCACCACCGTGCGCGGGTGAATCGACTGCGCCAGGCTGTCTAGCGTGTTACGCATGATCGAGCTTTTGATCAGCTGGATGTCCATCGTCTGGTCGGCGATCGACTGCCCGAAAATCGTGTGCGGCGTCGGATCTGGGGCCAGAAGGGCGAAAGGCGCCTTCTGTACGACCTCGCTATGCAAGATATAGGCGCCATTGCCAATCGAACAGACCTTGTGCAGCTCGGCGATACCGTCGCCGTCACGATCGGCGCGGATATAGCTCTCGACATAGAAGACCTTGTCGGTCGTCTCGTCTGTCGTCTGCGTGAGACCAAAGAAGCTCTGGTCCGCCGGGTTGCGAACCAGAACCTCATTATTCATATCGAAGCCGCCAGTTCCGGCGTTCTCCTCGATCTCCTGCCGGTCGTACCCCATCGATACACGTCGCCTCATTGTCGATTAGAAACTGCTCGGGCGGGATGCACTCGACCACATAGCGCGGCGTGCGTTTTACGCGCCGGATGCGCAGGTCTGTCTTATTCATGCCGGTGATCATATCAATGACCTCGGTCATGCTCTCGACCGAGACGTCGGGATCCGACGTCAGCAACGCGATCTCTTCCGGCATCAGGCCCGAGTAGTCGTAATACTCGACACTTTCCTCGTCGATTTTATACCAGGTCAGCACGCCGGTCTTGAGGATCAGCGCGTCCTTCATCGCATCGTGGAGGATCCGAAAGCCGGGGTTCTCCTGCATGAAAACATAGTTGATCAGATCAGTCGCCTGTTCTGCACCCTCTACGTCCTCTGCATTCTTCGGCACGAACTCGATCACCTTGTCCCCGCCGGTAAAGATCCGCAGCAGGGAAGGCAGCATAGCCAGGACAGTATCGCGGACCTCGGTCAAAACGACCCGAGAACGCCCCTCTTCCTCGTTCCCAAACTCGTCACCGAGGTAGTAGGACATTGCCTGCTCGCGCTCAGGCGCAAGATAGCTGTCGATGTAGGTCTGGCTGTCCTCGATCGCCTGGAAGACGATATACCGGAACTCCGCGTCATCCATCGGTTCGTTCTGCGGCAGCATGTAGCCGGTGGCGTCGTTGTAGACGTCACTGCCCACGGGCAGATTTACGACATCGGGGTCATACCGGCCTGGTGTAATGCCTTGAGCCATCGTCTTAGACCTTCTTCCTAACACGCCACCACTGCCAGCCCGCCTCGGACCCGACCTCGTGGCTTGGGAAAAACTCACTCACAGCCTGCTTTACACCCTCCATGGGCAGATCGTCACCACCAATTACGCCCCCAGGCTTCAGGCGCGGCCACCAGGCCTGCAAATCGGCTATGACGTCCTCGTAACCATGGCCGGCGTCGACCCAGATGAAATCGACGCTCTCCTCTGGGAATAAACCAGCCGCCGGCACGGTCGGCATGCGCAAAACATTGGCCTTGGGATACCCGGCGCGGCCGATATTGGCCAGAAAGAGCTCATAGACCTTCTCGAGCTCGGGATCCTGCTGATGCTCCGGCTCGCAAGACCCGCCCCAATGGTCGACAAAGTAAATCGCAGGCGTTTTTCCTGCGTTAAGGGCCTCGACCAGTAAAAAGCACGCCGATCGGCCCTTCCAGCACCCTAATTCCACGAAGACAGACCCGTCAGACGCCTCACGAAGGGCGTCCTTGTAGGGCTTGGTGAAGTTAAACCAGCCCTGGATCTCTTCGTAGTAGTGCTTCAACGCTTCTTCGCCTTGCCGGCCTCGCTCATGGCGATTGCCAGGGCCTGCTTCTGGCTCTTCACCACCGGCCCCTTCTTAGAGCCGGAATGCAGCATGCCGCCCTTCCACTCTTTCATGACCTGGCCCACCTTCTTATCGGCCTTCGACATCTTCTTCATGTTGCGCTCTCCATGATCTTGGCCGCGGCCTCGTCCACATCGCTCGGAATATCAGCCCGACACGCCTCCGCATGGTCGTGCGTGAACTCCATCTTGCCGATGTGCTTCACATCCTTCGACAGGTCGTGATCCACCCACACCTTGAAGCCGTGCGCCTGGGCAAGCTTGCAGAAATAGATGTCCTCGCCCACATACATGCCACCGCTCGGCAGATAGGACACGTTGAACCAGGGCTGCGGCAGCTTGCGGAAGACCTCCGTCTTCACCAGCATCGCCCCCATGCCGATCGCATCCACCTCCTCGAGACCCGTGCGGTCGTGCGAGTAGATGCACTTCAGCGTCGCGAAATCAGAGAAGGCCACCGTCTTCACCGGCAGGCGCCTGGTCGCGTAATTGCACGCCACGATGTCCTTGCCGTGCGCCACCAGCTTCTCGAGCAGGTACGGCGGGAAGCGCATGTCACTGTCCAGGTACAGCGCATAGTCCGCGCCCGACGTCAGCGCCATGCGCGCCAACTTCGCGCGCTGATCCGCGATCAGC